AGCCGGAGTTAAGAAATCCTTGCGCCCGAAAGCTCGTCCGGGCAAAGAAAAAATGAAAGACATGGTCGAGGCCGCAGAGCAGCGCAAGCGTGACGGCGAAGCCCTCAAGCGGTCTGTTAAGTATCGCGCCAAAGGCGGCAAGATGGAAAAGGTCGAGAAGATGGCCAGCGGCGGCATGTGTCGTGGTATGGGTGCAGCCACACGTGGCGGAAACTTCGTAAAAGGGTAAGTTCTGATGAACTATACTGAGCTGGTCACAGCGATCCAAGACTACACGCAGAATGAGGAGACGAGCTTCGTTTCTAACATTCCCAATTTCGTTGAACAGGCGGAAGAGCGGCTTAACCGCTCAATCATGGTGCCTGAGTTGCGGAAAAATGTGACCGCCTCTACCACCAACGGTAATTGGTACCTAGCCAGACCGCAGGATTTTATATCGGTGTTTTCGCTGGCTGTTGTAGACTCGTCTGGGGATTACTCGTTCCTACTAGATAAGGATGTGAATTTCATACGTGAGGCTTATCCATCGTCTAGCACCACTGCTCTACCGCAGTATTATGCTCAGTTTGATGGGGATTATGGCGGCGAAGATGGTAACTTCATACTTGGCCCAACCCCTGATGCCGACTATGCCGTTGAGCTGCATTACTACTACGATCCACCATCAATCGTTAGTACGGGCACATCTTGGTACGGCGACAACGCTGAATCCGCACTGTTATACGGCGCGTTAATAGAGGCGTACACGTACATGAAGGGTGAGGCAGACCTCATCCAGCTGTACACTACACGCTACGGCGAGGCTCTCGGTCAGTTGACTGGGGTCCAGATACGTAGCAGCCAAGACGAATACCGCGATGGGCGATTGTAATGCAAATGTTGCAAGTTGCCACGTATTATATTAAAGTGGCGGTTAGAGAAGACCGTACTACGATGTGCGCGAAACCCCAAAAGGCTAGGTTTCCTAACCTCGCCACTCAACTAGGAGACTTTTAGCATGGCCTTTACAGGTAACTTCATGTGCACATCGTTCAAAACAGAACTGATGACGGGCACTCACAACTTCACAAACGGTACTGGTGATACGTTTAAACTGGCGTTGTATGACAACAGCGCCTCGTTCACGGCGGCAACAACAGCCTACACAGCGACAAACGAAGTCTCTAATTCTGGGTCTTACTCGGCGGGGGGCGGCACACTTACAAATGTGACCCCAACTGCTACAGGTACAACAGCGTTTGTTGACTTCGCTGATCTAGACTTTACGTCTGCTACAATCACTGCCCGAGGCGCGTTGATCTACAACAGTAGCGCAGCGGGCAACCCAACTGTTGCAGTGTTGGACTTTGGTGCTGACAAAACATCTACAACGGGTACGTTCACTATCCAGTTCCCAACAGCAGATGCTTCAAACGCTATCGTCCGTATCGCTTAAAAATAAAGGGTTTGCCCCATGTCTCTGATTGTTGCTGATCGCATACAAGAAACCACTAACACTACGGGGACTGGGGCGTACACTCTAGGGGGCGCGGTTGCGGGCTTCCAAACTTTCGCCGCTGCTGTATCTGATGCAGACACCGTGTACTACGCGATCTCCGATAACGTGGACTTCGAAGTCGGCCTCGGTACATACGCCTCTGCTGGCGGTACTATTACCCGTACAACTGTGTTCTCGTCGTCTAACTCCGATGCCGCTGTAAACTGGGGTATTGGGACTAAGAACATATTCCTGACTTACCCTGCTGACAAAGCAGTACTTGAGGACGCTAGTAATAACGTAACCATTGGCAACAACTTAGTTGTGGGTGGTACGGTCGATGGTGTCGATATTGCATCTCGGGATGCGGTGCTTACCGCGACGACCAACACTGCAAATGCTGCATTACCTAAAGCTGGGGGCACCATGTCCGGTGCTATTGCAATGGGTACGAACAAGATCACAGGTGCAGGCGATCCCACAGCGGCACAAGATTTAGCGACAAAGTCCTACGTTGACACAATCGCAGCGGCGGGTCTTCACTACCATGATCCGGTTCGTGTGGAGAAAGAGGGCAATCTTACCGCGACATATAACAATGGCGCAAGTGGTGTTGGGGCGACACTTACTAACTCCGGTACCCAAGCGGCTTTGGTTATTGATGGCATTACAATGGTCGTCGCTGATCGTGTCCTTGGGTACGAACAAACCGATGCCACACAGAACGGCATCTACACAGTTACAAACATTGGGTCTGGTAGCACCAACTGGGTTCTAACTCGTGCCACCGACGCCGATAGCTACGCACCTTCCGACCCAGATTCTCTTGGGCAAGGCGACGCGTTTTTCGTGCAAGAAGGTACTTTGGGCGCGGGTGAAACTTACGTTATGAACACTGAGGGTACCATTACCTTTGGCACAACAGACATTACGTTTGCACAAGTTTCTTCGGCACAGGTCTACGTTGGCGGCACAGGCGTCACGATTGCTGGTACTGATATCTCTATCGGGCAGTCTGTAGGTACGGGTGACGACGTTACCTTCAACAGTGTTACGGGCAACGCTTCTTCAGCTACTGCACTGGCCACAGGCCGCACAATTGGTATGACAGGCGACGTGGTTTGGACTTCCGCTTCGTTCGATGGCACGGGCAACGTCACAGGCACTGCTACAATTCAAGCAAACTCTGTAGCTTTGGGCACGGACACAACAGGCAACTACGTCGCCGCCGGTGCTACATCCGGCACGGGTATCTCTGGTTCGGTGTCCAGCGAAGGCGGCACCTTTACCGTCACTTCAAACGCGACTTCGGCAAATACGGCAGCGACTATCGTTGCGAGAGACGGCTCAGGTAGCTTTACCGCAGGTACAATTACGGGTGCTTTGACCGGCAACGCCTCCACAGCCACTGCACTCGCAACAGGCCGCACAATCAGCCTTACTGGCGACGTAGCGGGCACATCGGGTTCGTTTGACGGTTCTGGCAACGTATCTATCGCGGCTACGATCCAAGCAAACTCTGTGGCTCTGGGTACTGACACGACGGGTAACTACGTTTCCTCTGTTGCTAACGGTTCGTATCTGACAGGCGGTGGCGGAGCTTCTGAAGGCACTGCACTAACTCTCGGTGTGGACGCTGCCTCGGCTAACACAGCCTCAAAGGTTGTGGCACGAAATTCTTCCGGGAACTTTTCCGCAGGTACAATTACAGCGGCCCTAACGGGTAACGCCTCAACAGCTACTACCCTGCAAACCGCACGTACTATTAACGGCGTATCGTTTAACGGCTCTGCCAACATAACTGTAGCGGACAGCACCAAGGTTCCAACATCGCGGACTGTGAGTGCAGGTAGCGGTATTTCTGGTGGTGGCGCTCTATCTGGCAACATCACATTAAGCCACTCTGATACATCTTCTCAGGGGTCGGTTAACAACTCTGGTGCGACAGTTATCCAAGACGTAACTCTGGATACATACGGCCACATTACAGGTCTTGGGTCGCACACGCTGACACTCGCGAACCTCGGTTATACTGGTGCTACTAACGCCAACTACATCACAAACAACAACCAGCTAACTAACGGCGCTGGATACACGACAAACGTGGGTGATATCACAGGTGTTACAGCAGGTTCAGGCATTAGCGGTGGCGGTACTTCCGGTACAGTTACAATCAACCACTCTGATACATCTTCTCAGGGGTCGTCAAACAACTCTGGCCGTACCTACATACAAGATGTAACGCTCGATACTTACGGCCACGTCACAGGACTTGCTACGGCTACTGAGACGGTAGTAAACACTACCTATTCTGCGGGTACAAACCTGTCTTTGTCAGGGACTACGTTTAACGTGTCAAGCAATCCTAGCTTTTCCAATATGTACCTCGCCAGCGCCCTGTACCACGCGGGCGACACCAACACCTACATACAGTTCCACGCAACAGACCAATGGCGGGTTGTTACAGGGGGCGCTGAACGCCTTGAGGTGAATAACGCGGCGACAACTGTAGCTGGAACCTTTAATAACACCTCTGATGCACGACTAAAGGAAAACGTAGCGCCTCTGACTAACGCTTTGTCTGACGTGTGCAAGCTAGAAGGTGTATCCTTTAACTGGATCGACAGCGGTAAGAAATCTACGGGCTTCATTGCACAGCAGGTTGAACCTATTCTG